TCTGGTCCCAATCAGTATCTATGTATAGTCTGTTGGTTTTTCTGTTAAATCTTATTTGTCTATCGGATACAAAAATATTCTCAAGCGTAGACATATGAGTTTTTACAAGAGAGTAATAAGTTAGGTCTGCACTCAAAAGATTGTACATGTCATTTAATGCAAATTGATAATCTACATCAAACAGACCGTCTGACTTTGCGCCATACACAGTTCCAAACTTAAACAGTTTAGTAACTCCTAGAATGTTATCCCCTATAGGAATGTAACCATTTTCTAGGTCGCCTTTAGTATAAGCACTGCTAGATGAAGTGTTTGCAGAATATCCTGATTGGTTACCTGTTACACTTTCAGAAACTACAAACTCTCCACTAACATTATCTACTGTAATTTGACTACCATCAGTGCTTACAACTTTGGCAGTTGCGCCAGAAGTTCCACCTGTGATAGTTTCCCCTACAGTAAAGTTGTTAGCAAGATTGGCAGTGAGATTTACAACTGAACCTGTCAACTGTCTTTTTACATATGCTCTTTCGGAGCCATCAAAATGATACTCTTGCCAAAATTGAATAGCATCATCGATTCTGTCTTCAATCTGGTCTTCATCCACATTAATTTCAATAACAGGAAAACCCAGCCTACGCAAGCAGTAATCTTTCAAATCTTGCCGTGATGCCAATGCCATCAGTTTCTCCTGCTATTAGCTTGCAGTATATGCATAGAGTTCGCTTCTCAGCTTGGCTAACTCTGCTTGAACATATTCTGTAGTTGCAATTTGTGTTGTGTCTGTGCCTTCAGCCGCTGTCGGTGCAGTAGGTGTTCCTGTTAGATCAGGACTTGCAAGTGGCGCCTTTGTATCCATCTGTGTTTGTAATGCACTAGTAACACCATCAAGATATCCGATTTCAGTGGAAGACACAGATCCTATAGCTGTATCAGCGGGAAGTGTAACAGTTCCAGTAAATGTTGGGCTTGCTTTGTCTGCTTTATCTGTATCTAAACTATCTATTTGTGTTTGAATAGCACTTGTTGCGCCGTCAAGATATCCGATTTCAGTAGATGATACTGTACCAATAGAAGTATCAGCAGGAAGTGTAACAGTTCCAGTAAATGTTGGGCTTGCAAGAGGTGCTTTTAATGCGAGACTGTTTGTTACAGTTCCCGAAAAGTCTGCATCATCTCCCAATGCCGCCGCTAATTCATTCAATGTATCTAGTGCGCCAGGTGCAGAATCAATTACATTAGCAATAGCAGTATCAACATAAGTCTCAGTTGCTACTGTGCTATCAATTGCAATAGTTCCGCCGGTGATTGTGATACCAGTGCCACCAGTTAAAGCCGCTTGGGCTCTTGCATCAGTGAAGAATAAATTTGTAGAACCTTCTACAAGATTATCCGTATCAAATTCTGTGAAGTCTATCGAAAGAGTACCAACGGCTTTAGCGATACCTGTACCGCCAGTGATAGCAGCCTGTGCCCTAGCATCAGTGAAGAATAAATTTGTAGAACCTTCTACAAGATTATCCGTATCAAATTCTGTAAAATCTACAGAAATAGCACCAGACGAATATGTAATACCTGTGCCGCCTGAAAGATAAGATTCTACCTGAGCGTCTACTCTTGCATTAGTATAATAAAGATTTGTACTACCTTCAGAAACATCGTCCGTATCGATTGAAACATTACTTAAATCTGCAAGTGCAAGAGAAATGCCGCCCGCTGTGGTGCCGTCATGAACACGGAGATGATAGTCAGTCGTGCTAATAGTAAGTTCACCTTCCGCTCCAGTAAACGCATTATTTTGCGTTGTTGTTCCTCTTCTAAATTGTACCTGAGTCGCCATTTCTTCTACCTTAAGTTATTGATCCCAAATCATTTGTTACAACCGCACCATTAGGTGTATCTAGGCAATCAAAAGATATGCTTATCGTTGCTCCAAATGCATCTGTTACTGAGCTTTCAAAGTCTCCGTAATCACCTGTAGGGAAAACTAATGTTGGGTCGGCAACGGAATAATTAGCCAAAGCCTGTACATTGCCTGCACTATCTCTAATAAAAATAGTTTTATCAGGAATGTTTACAGCAATTTCACCAACTTCAATGTCTGTTGTTGATGGTATAGCCGTCGAAGTATTACTTCGCTTTGGTTTTATTATTGTCGCCATTTAAAATCTCTTGTTTCGCATTTTTTAATTCATTCAATTCTTCATTTGCAAGAGTTAGCTTAGATTTCAATAGTATGTTTTCTAAGTTCAACTCATTCATCTTTGTAGCCAAAACATTAATGTAATGATTAATCAATTTTTCGTCCATAATATTCTCCACATATTTAAGGGGGACTTTTGTCCCCCGTTTTCATTTATTTATTAGAATGTTCCGCCGTCAATTGTGGCGTTGTTAATTGTCTTACTAGTACCGCCCGATAAGAAAGTACCAACTCTAGTATCTGTAAAGTAAAGATTTGTACTACCTTCAGATAGCGCATCTGTGTCATGGTTTGCAATGCTAGACACTGTACCTGTGACATCACCAGTCAAGTCACCAGTTACATTACCTGTCACATTACCTTCAAGTGCCGCGACAAGTGTTGCAACTGCATAACCAGATGCAGAAGTATCAACAGTAGTAGTAGGCTGAGTCTGAGAATCTTTAAAGAGTCTCCATTTGCCATCAGACGCATCTCTGAACAGACCAGCGTAAAGGTCTTGCGAACCGCTTGTGTCATAGAGACCAAAGAAACCGATGTCGATTGCGTCAGAAGAATTGTTGCCTGTAGCAAGTGCAAACAACGGATCGTTTACAGACAAGTTTGTGGTGTCAACAGTTGTTGTAGAACCAGAAACAGTCAAGTTACCAGATACAGTAAGGTTTCCAGAAACAGTAGGGTTAGCAACAAGTCCAACCTGAACCTGATTATCAGTAACAGTAGTCTGAATTTCGTTTGATGTACCTGCAATAGTAAGCGTTTCACCACCAGCAACTGTGTCGGCAGTACCGCTATCAGCCGCAATGTCAAAAGATGTTGCGATAGCCGCAGTGCTTGCAGAAGTAATTCGACCCTGTGCGTCAACCGTGATTACAGGAATAGCAGTTGTAGAACCGTAATCGCCAGCACTTACCGCTGTATCTGCAAGATCAATTACGCCAGAAGCAAAATCAATACCAGTTCCGCCAGAAAGATATGATTCAACTCTAGCGTTGGTGTAGTATAGATTTGTAGACCCTTCAGCAAGGTCGTCAGTGTCGTTGTTTACAAGGTTATCTTCGTCAGTAGCGTTTACCCAAGCGGTGCCGTTGTACACAAGAGACTGACCACTAGCAGGGGAAGTAATTGTAACATCGCTAAGATTATCGATGCCAATAGAAATGTCTGCGGTACCATCAAAAGAAACACCTGCAATATTTCTTGCAGTTTCTAGTGCAGTAGCCGTATCAGCATTACCAGTCAAGTCACCAGTTACATTACCTGTGACATCACCAGTAACATCGGCTGTTACTGTACCAGCCGAGAAATTACCAGAAGAATCTCTCTTTACAATTGTAGATGCAGTGTTAGAATTAGTTGCCGCATCAACTTCATCGGTGTAATATTTACCACCGATAACATGAATTACAGGATTAGAACCGCTATCAACGGATTCAATATAAAGTTTAGCAGCCGCACCGTCATTACTTGCGTCTTGGGTATACGCTAATTCCGCTTCGGCTAGCTGTGCTGTTGTGGGCGCAGTATTACCTGACGACCTTTTAATCTGAATGACTGATGCCATTATTTCTCTCCTAGTTTATAAGTCTATTACTTAATTAAAATGTTCCGCCGTCTAGATTTACACCAGCAGAAATAGATTCAGCAACTGCCAGTTCAACTGCACCATCTATATTTTCGCTGATGGACACTGCCGCGTCTACCTTTTCTTGTAGTGAAACCGCTTCCCACTTTTCTGTACTTGCATTATAAACTAGGGTTTCTCCTGTGGCGATGATACCATCATCACCTCTATCTAGATTGCCTATGTTATCTTCTAATTTACCAACTGCAATCTTTGAGCGAGCCGCTACAGCCGCTACAGTTGGTGAGTTGCCTAAAGCAACAGAAACTTTTAGATTGTTAGCCATTTATTTCGTAGCCTCGGGTGTTACTGTTACTATTCCTTCTATAACTCTAATTGTTTCTTCAGACGAGGTTGCTTCCAAATCGTACACATATCGACCAGCCTTGAGTGCTGAAGTTTGTGCCGCAGTAAGAGACATAGATACCGTGCCGTCTTCTGCATCACCTTCTACCGCAGTAGTAAAGGCTGTATAAGAATTAGTGTAATAACTCTTTCTCATTTGGGCAGCCACAGTATAATCTGTCAGGTCTTTAGCAGTGCCATCAAGGTTTGTCAAATTGATGGTCATGCTAAATGTAGTTCCCTGGTCGATATAAATATTCTGTACAGTCGCCATATGCTACCTTTTTAGTTTATATTATTTATAAAAAGTTGAAACGCTGAGATGAAAACCCTACTAACACTGAAATACGGAGATAGATACCCCGCTTCGGATGTCAACCGTATTTATACTGCTACTGAGGGCAAGTATAATTATGTGTGTTTGACAGACAATGCTTCTGGCTTACACCCTGAAATAAAAACACTTCCCGTAAATCCCGAATATGGTCATTGGAATAAAGTTCTAATGTTAGGCTTACATGGTTTGGGTGATGTGTTATACTTAGATTTAGATGTCCATTTACAGAAATCTATTGTTGACATCTGGCAGTATTGTGTGTATACTCCGTCTGTTGCATTTACATATTGGAAGTCTAATGATTTCCCTACTAAGCGTTGGGAGTCTAATCCAGACCCTAAAATGAGTTATCTCAGCAACTACAATTCAAGCGTGATGCTTTGGAAGAGTGGGCACTGTGACCATATAGTACACAAGTTTTTAGAAGATGAAGATTATTATATGGTAAAATATTGTGGAGGCGATGACAGATTTTTTTGGCATGAGTGCGAAATGAAATCGCTTCCTAAAGGATTGATCTATTCTTATGTATATGGCGCAGAATATATACACGATGATATATCATTTAAGTTTAGACCCGACTATACGATTGCTCTTTTGAACGGTCAAGACAGACATAAAGATGTGAGAAAAAAATACTATGATGCACTTTCTTTGCATAAAATGGGGTGACAAATATCCCCCTGATTATGTAAATAATCTATACCATATGGTAAATCGCAATTATAGCAAAAGATTTAAGTTCTTTTGTTATACAGACGAGCCTGCAGGTTTAGATAAAAAAATTCAAGTCAGGTCTATTCCCAAGATAGAACCGTTGCACCCCAAGTACTGGTTTGGTTTAGAAAACTATTGTTGGGATAGAGCAAAGTTTCTTCTATTCAATTCTCACTATTGGCTTAAAACAAAAGGACCTTTTTGCTATCTTGATCTTGATGTTGTTATACAAAATAACATCGATGACTTTTTTGATTTAGCAACTGAAGGTCCACACATGATTTATAGTCATTGGGATAATCCTAAAAATCTTAAGGACAGGGCATTTACTAATATAAGAGGGACACCTTACAACTCTAGTGTTATGCTTTGGAATAGCAATCAGTGTGAAAAAATTTATCAGGATGTGTTAGAAAACAAAGATGTAGTCTTTAAAACATTCTTTAAAGGTTCTGACAATTATCATTACTGGAGAGAATCACAAGTAGTTGGTGAAAACTTTTGGAGTTTTCTTCCTGACGATTGGGTGTACTCTTACAACAGAGGGAAAAAATACCCAGAAGATATGGAAGAGTATTTGTATAGAGAAGACTGCAAAGTCTGTCTATTTAATACTGACCTAGTACCGGGTGAACGAGAGCAATATAAGCCGCACGAATTGAAAAAAGACTACGACTTGTTGATTCATTGGCATGGCAAGGATGATTTTGAAAGATTGTGGTTACCCAAACTACCTGAAAATTTCTTTGACTATACGACAAAAGACTTGCTAAAAATAAAAGACATGGTTGAAAGAAAAGACCATGTTCAAATAGCTGATAAATTTTTATCTGAGTTTCCTAGATTCATACGAGAGTGGGACAAGTATCATACAGATTATGATAAGATGAAGAATTGGCTTGGCTTTGAATGGCTCAAAGAAAGAAACATCACTGACAGATATCTAAACTACAATGCTCACCAACTTATCAAGGATAATTTTGATAGAGGTGATTTAGTTTCAGTGCATAAAACATTTGCCGAAGCGTTTTCAGAGGATCCTGTTATTGCAGATGCAGATCAGAGTATGCTTTGGAATATGACATATGAAGAAATTTGTGAAACTTTCGATACTTTGTATGCATATCAGCGACAAGATTGGCTAATGTCAGAATATATTGACAACGGACCTTCTGTGTTTTTCTGGCACGCCACATACGAGGAGCTTGCTGAGTTATACAAAAAATATTATTTTCACAATCTCACCGAATTGTTTTACAATGAGAAGTATGAAGAAGTGTTTGAGAGATTATACAACATCATGCCTAGAGAGGAACTCATGCGAGTTCTTAATCAGAAGGGAGATGACAACACACTCTTCAAATACTTTCAAAGCTACGGTGAAGAGTACAGCGATTTATATAAGGGCTTGTACGATGAAGAACCTGATGGTGTGTTACTTCAAATCTCAACTGCTAGAAATGACACTGGAAATGATTTCAATGATATTTTTGTCGATGGCAAACAAATCAACAAAAAGATACTTAATGAGTTGTTTAGTGACTACCGTATAAACTGGGTAACACTTACATGTGAGATTGCTGATCCTGTGAAGTGTGACAATTTCATAGAAGTGTGTGAATTTTTCAATAGTAGAGATATTCCTATCACTCTACAAACTCGCACTGAGAACCCAGATTTACAAGGCATGGACATAGCAGAAGTAGTATATGTAAAAGAAGAAGAGAAGTCAGAAGAAAATTTGATTGTTTCAGATTACAATGACAAAGGAAAACCAGTAGATTTAGAAACATTAAAGAGATTTGGTCACACTATTGAAACCAGAAACAGAAGGACAAAAGCAAAAGATAAAGATCCTGTTTGGTGTGATGCAAGAAAGAGTGCGTACTTTTATATCAATTCGTCCGGGAATACATTTCCGTGTGCGTTCATTGCGAGAGATGTAACCGAAAACAAATTATTTCCGTATCATCCTATTGACTATCCATTTAATATGCAGTATAATGACGGAACAAAATTCTCACTAAATGAAATCATATATAACAGTGACATGCAAAACATAAGTGAACATCTGAAGAGAAATCCGTTGCCTATATGCAAGAAGAAATGTGGAGATTGTAATGCGTGTTAATTATGTTTGCTCTAAATGGGGTACGAAATACGGTCCTCACTTTGTTAATCGTTTAAAGAATATGGCGTTTAGAAATACGCCAAAAGAATTTGAACCACACTTCTATTGTTATACAGAAAATCCCGAGGGCTTAGATGATGATGTCACTGTTATTCCTTTTCCTGATATTCCTAATATTCACCCTAAGTATTGGTTTGGTAGCGACAATTTTAAATATGGTATGGCGAGGTGCTGGGATCGTCCTAAAACTTTTGTTTTCAATACTCATAATTTTGCTCCTGATAAACCTACTGGACGATTTGTGTTCTTTGATTTGGATGTCATCATTCAAAGAGACCTCACACCTATTATTACCTACAACCTAGAAAGACCTACTAAGATGAAATCTTGGTGGCAAGATCCAAGACCTATGGACACTCGCCGATTCAAACTATCACACGGTGCTTATACTAATGGAAGTTGTCAAGTGTGGAGTGACGATCAGTGCGAATGTATTTGGAATGATGTGTTAGAGAATCAAGAAAAGATTTGGTTCACATTTACTGATGGTACCGATAACTATCACAGTTGGCGTTGGGGTAGATACGGAGCTGACTTGTGGGATCATTTTCCTTCTTGGATGGCTTACTCGTACAATCGTGGTCGCTCATGGGAAGAAGATGATTTGAATGTCGGCATATATCGTGAAAATTGTATTGTTTGCGTGTTCAATGTTGACCTACTTCCGTTTGAAGATGACAGTAGAGGTCATACAAAACAAGATGAATTAGCAGACCCTAAGTTATTGGAGCATTGGCGATGAGAGTAGGATTCACCGCAAGTACCTTTGATCTTTTGCACTCGGGACATGTACAAATGTTGCGAGAAGCTAGAGAACAATGTGACTATCTAATTTGTGCGTTGCAGATGGATCCAAGTGTTGACCGGGAAGAAAAAAATGCACCAGTGCAAACTATTGTTGAACGATATACTCAATTAAAGGCTGTAAAGTATGTAGACGAAATAATACCTTACGCCACTGAAAAAGACTTAGAAGATATATTGCAAATGTATCATATTAATGTTAGAATATTGGGTGAGGAATATAGAGATAAGGATTTCACTGGTAAGGATATTTGCCGTAAAAGAGATATAAAACTTTACTTCAACAAACGAGACCACAGATTCTCTACTAGTGATTTGAGAAAAAGAATCAATGCTTAATATTTACACTGTAAAGTGGGGCGACAAATATGTTGCTTCTCATGTAAATCAACTCCTAGATAGTTGTAAGCAACACTTGAGTTGCGAGTTTCAGTTTCATTGTATCACTGAAAATCCTGAAGGCATCTCTGAAGAAGTGAACATCATTCCTATTCCCGAAAACAACCGCTTAGA